TGAACGCCAGATTAAATAATAGTAGAAATATTGTCGTTAAGTATAATAATAAAAGATATGTACCAGCGTTTACTTATTTTGGTTCTAATGTTTTAGACCAGCCAGTTGCGTTGTTTACGGGTTGGAAAAAAGTACATCTTGCAGGTGTAGAGCGAGATGTTGATGTGGAAATCACACAAGACGACCCATTAGAGTTTGAAGTATTAGCATTAACAATAGCGGTAAAATGAACTTATTAGATTTTAACGTACAAGATCATTATACAGAGGTTGAACGCTGGTGGGAATTTTGGCGTTGGAAAGGTAGAGTATGTGCAGAAGCCTTATCGGATATAGGCTATGTAGTTGAGAAGAACGGAATACTGTTATGTGCCGGGTGGCTATATACCACCAACAGTTTAGTAGCTTGTTTGAATTTTATTACTGCTAACCCATATGCACAGAAAGAAGATGTGAGTGAGGGGCTGGATTTTTTAATTGAATGTTTAAGCCAACGCGGTTTGAAAGAGGGGAAGAGAATTATTATGTCAACGGTTAATAATAAGAATTTAGCAAAACGTTTAGGGCGTTTAGGTTTTTTAGAAAATGGAAATAATTTAACTCATTATACAAGATTAAAATGGCTACTGGAGCATTAATAGCAGCAGCGGTAATATCCGCAGCGACAACAGCATACACAGTTAGAGAGCAAACCATGACCAGTAAGCGTATGGCTACTATTGCTGGTCAACAAGCCCGTGCAGAAGCGAAACAATTAGAGATGCAAGCTCAAGCCGAACGAACACAGGCAGAGGTTGACGAACTAGATAGACAAAGAACGCTTGACCGTATTATGTCTGCACAAAATGCAGTGTTTGGTGCTAGTGGTCTTGCTACTACATCTGGTAGCTTTACCAATATTCAAACTACTGATGCAGCAAGAGCAGCCGAAGCTAAAAGATTAAACCAAGTATTTACTGACACTAGACAAGTTGGCTTTAGTAATAATATTAGACAAATAAATAGCCAAGCAGCATTAACTAGAAGTGCGGCAAAAGTTGCAAGAAGGACAGCAGGCATACAAGGTTTTGGTTCCATATTAGGTACTGCGGCTTCAACCTATGGTCAGTATAAAATTATGAACCCTACTCCAAAGAAAACTACAAGCTTAAAGTAATATGACTAAAACGAGAATTACACAAAGAACAACAAATAATCCAACTAACTTACCAGCTAGTGGTGTGGTTCGTTTTGATGGTAATATCCAAGCAGCTTCAAGAGGTAGCTTTGCACCTCAACTACAACCTATAAAATTCACTGCGGGTGGTGAATATATGGATCAAATGAACGCTATAGCTGATTTAGGTACAGGCATTTTTAATGCTACAGCTAAAGTGGCGGCGGCATCACAAAGAGCTAAAGCGGCAGAGATAGACGCTTTTTTAGCCGGTACAAAGGCTACTGATCTAGTTGAGACTAGACGGATATATAACGAGAATATGCTAGAGGGCAATGACCCAGAACAATTAACTGTAAAATTAGAAGCTTACAAAACAGGCAAGATGGCTAATATGCCAGAGGAAATAAAGCCTCACTATGCCCAGAGTTTTGATAATCAAGCGGCGGTATTAACTGTAGAATCCCAAAATAAGTTTTTTAAGAAAGCTAAAGATGATGCCTCAGCTTCTTTACAAGCTAGTAAGGAGATAATAAAAGATGATATTTTTGAAAACCCAGCACCTCTTACAGAAATTGAAGTTCAAGCCAACCAAGATAAGATGGCTAAATACCAAGGTGCGCTCCAAGCTCAAATAGCACATGGAGATATTACGACGGAAGAAGCTCAATTAGAGTTAAGAGAGTTTCAGAAAGAAGCTTTAATCTTAGGGATGAAAACCCAGATGAAAGATTTAACCCCCGATCAAAGAGCTGCGGAGGTTAAGAGGTTACAAGACATGAAGTCTATACCTATGGGGTTAAATGAGCAGGATAGGCAAGACATGGTTAAACAATTAAATGCCTATAATAATGATATTACTGCTGTGGAGATTAAGGCAAATGCAGCTAAAAAATCTGAAGAAGATTTAGCCCGTTCACGTGAAGGGGCTGCTTTAGAGATAGGGATTGTGGACGGAGTTAAGAACAGGCAGGATGTAATCCGAGCCGAACAAGAAGGTATAATCACCCCAGCTAAAAAGGTTCAATTAGTTAAGTTATTAGCTGAGAAAGATAAGAAAGAAGTAGCTGACGGTAATTTGATTGGGGATACATTAAACGCTGCTTATAACAATATTGGGTATTTAGACCCTAAAAATACTGAGCATAAAAAAGGTATCAACCTTACTTATGAAAAAGTCATTAAACCTGAATTAGAGAAAGCCCCATCACCTGCTGCCAAAAAGCAACTAATAACTAATTATGTGCAAGCAACCGGCGTTGTTCCAGAAGACCTACGCGGTGAAATGCGAGCTACTTTTAGGGGGGATGATGTAGAGAAAAAAGTATTTTATGCTGATCTGATAGGTAGGTTACAAGATGTTAAACCTCAAGCCTTAGATGACTTTGATGATAAAGATATAGTGCAAGGTATGATGATCTACGATATGGTTAGGACAGGTACGCCAAATGAATTAGCTGTAAAGAAAGTAGAAGATATAACTACGGGTTTAACTGCTAGTAAGCTTGAATTATTAGATGGAACACTTAACGAGTATTGGAAAGATAAAGGTGATAAATTAGAACAAAGAGATGCTATAGTTAATGAAATGGCTGATGCTTTTGATAAAAGCTGGTTTTTTCAAGCGAACGCTAAACTACCCCAAAGAGGTAAAATACCTTTCTTTAAAGATACAGTAACCCACGCTGGAATAGAATTAGCGTTAGAAGATGATTATAAAAATACGTTTAAAACATATTATAAAGCCTCCAATGGTGACGAACGGTTAGCCAAAGAGCAGACTAGAAGAGTTATGGAGCGTGATTGGGGCGTTACTAGCATTAATGGTACGTCAAAGCAACTAACTAAATACCCGATTGAAAGGGAATATGCTATGATGGATGCTTCAAACAAATTTAATTTTGGGCCTTCTACTAAATGGCTCAAGAAAGAATTAGTTGCCGATTTAAGAAAACACCCCGGATATGAGGATATAGAGCCAGAGGATATATTCTTGGAAGGGGATGACCAAACAGGTAGGGAGAAATCCGCAGGACAATATCCCTCTTATAAAGTTCAGGTATTTAATAAGAAAGGGGAGTTTGACCCATACCTGCCGCCAGAGGTGAGGAGATGGTATCCGGATGTGGATAAGTATATTAAACAGGAAAAGCCTAAAGTTATAGCTCAACACGAAGCTCAATTATTAAAAGAGGAGTTGTCTATATATAATGTGGACCCTTTAAACCCCGCAAGTATTTTACTTGGCACTTTACCTCAAAAACGATAATTAAACGATAATTAATATGCCTTTTGTAAAACCAGATAAAAATAGAATATCTCCCGATCTAATAAAGCCTGAATTTGAAGAAGGCCCGGACTCCGAAGATTTCAGTTTAATTCAAACCTTAAAAAACGGTTTTGTTTTAGAGAATGAGTTTAGTGCCATAGCTATGAATAAAGCTAGGGGCGGCGGTGTACGAGATCCCAATTTTGATTGGGCTGCTGCTATGGATGCTTTACCTTTGGAATATAGTGCTTCTCGTAATATAGGTAGGATGTTTGACCATGCGGAGAGCCAAGAGCATTTTGATGCAATAAAAGAACAGATAGACGATAGAACTGCTAGGGAAAAATATAATTCTCAAGCTGGGTGGAAAGGGCTTATAGGTAATATGTCCGGTGGGTTGTTATCTCCGCTCAATTTAGTACCTTTTGGGACCGCAGTGAAAGGGGCAAAAGGTGCTAAAAGCTTACTGCAAAATGGGTTGAAAACGGCTATGTATGGTGCTTCTTCAATGGCAGCTAGTGAAGTGATATTGCATAATGAGCAAGAGACTAGAACGCTAGGGGAATCCGCAGCTAATATAGCCAGCGGGGCTGTTCTATCAGGTGTGTTAGGTGCGGCTCTACACGCCAAATTAGCTAAATCCCCAGAGTATGGTAAATTCAAAGAGCAGTTTGAAAAAGAGATGATGTACCCCGAAGATGCGGATTTCATAGCGGATGTAAAAGCTGGTGGTGAAGACGTACAGCCGCGTTCTGTAGGTGCGGCAGCAGTTAAAAAGAAAAGCTATGAAGAGTTAATGGATGATAATACATTAATTCGAGATAAGGCTTATTCTAAATTAAAATTTCAAGACCCCGGATTTAGATTAGCTTATAATGAATCCCTAAACGCCAGATTATATTTACAAGATATTGCTCAGTTTGATCCTAAATTTAAAAAGCATAAGCGGGGTGAGACTCAAGGGGTGTCGGTAGAAACAGAGGTATTGATGGATATTGACGAGAGAGCCTTAGTAGATCGCCACGCTGGGGATATGTTTGCCAAATATAAACGCAGGATTGGTAAAGACCCCATGAGGCTATCAAAAGCAGATTTTAACGAAGAGATATTTATGGCTCTAACAAGAGGCGGTAAATCTGAAATACAAGAAGCTGCTGCCGCTGCTGCTGAATACCGAAGGCTCTACACTAAGTACGGGGACATGGGTATTGAGACGGGTTTGTTTAAAGATAAAGACGCAATTCTTTCTAAAAGAAAAACCTATGCGCCGCAGAAAGTTAATGAGGCTATGGTTGCTAGACACCCTGCGGAGTTTCGACAAGTGCTGGTAGACATAATAAAATTAAGTTATGCTAAAGCTACCAAAGGCAATAAAGCTAGGATATATCAAGATTCCGTAGAATTTAAAGACGATAGATTTTTCCATGATTTAGCCGCCGATATTGAGCGAAACTCAACTGGCTCTCAAAGTGCTGATATTGTGAAAGGTGTTGGGTTCACATCAAAACCTAATTACGCTAAAAGTAGGGTGTTAGATGTTGACTATGATACTCCGTTAGGTAAGAGGTTCTTAAAATTCCTAGATAAAGATGTGGAAAGTTTAACTAGGAATTACGTTAATACTGTTTCGAGAAGGGCGCATTTAATCAGAAGGTTTGGTGAGGATTTCTTAGATGATGACATTAAATCGCGTAAATCAGAGGTAGTACAGGCTATATCAGATGATTTCAAGAAGTTAAAGGCTAAAGCCATAGATGACCCAAAAAAATATGCAGCGTTGCGTAAGCAAGAGGAGAGAACCCTTAACGATGTTTTTGCTTTAAGAGATAGATTACTAGGTACATACGGCTATAGCATGAACCCAAATAGTTGGGCGTATAGAGCACAGAAACAAGCTAAACAATACAACATGGTTACTATGCTCGGTGATGTTACTGCATCATCAACCCCAGATTTAGGTAAGCTAATAGCTGAAGCGGGCTTTACTAAATTTGTTACAAGAGGTATGGCCCCTTTAATGAAAGCATTAGTATCTAAAGATTTCAGAAAATATTTAGCAGAAAACTTTACTGAGGCTAGTAGGCTCCTATCTGGTGTAGAATTTGTACAAGGTGGCAGGGTAGCAAGTATATCCGATGTTATGGATGATTTTGGTAAATATACTAAGTTCGAGAGGATCGCCGATAAAGTGTCTCAAAAAGCTATAAGTGCTACTGGGATTCGCCATTGGAACGCTGTGCTAAAACAGATCGCAGCTATGATTATAAGTGAGAATATGATAGATGCTATGAAGGCTTTAAGAAAAGGCAAAGCTACCGCCAAGCAAGTATCTAACTTAGCTAGAAGTGGTATTAGCTTAGAAGATGCGGCAGAGATATTTAAGCATATAGAAAAACACGGTGTAAAACAAGGTAAGATAACTATACCAAATATTGCTAAGTGGGAGGGGCCCCAAGCTGCTTCTTTAGGTCACTTATACGCAAGTGCTTTGAGAAAAGATATGGATAGGGTTATTGTCACACCGGGCATAGCAACCACCCCTTTATGGATGTCAAAGAATGGGTTGACCTTATTTGGCCAATTTCAGTCTTTTGGTTTCTCCTCTATGCAAAAAACTTTTGTACCGATGGTGCAAGATTTCGATGCAAATACCATACAGGGTTTAACCTTTATGATAGGTTTAGGTACGTTAGTAGCAGCATATAAAAGAGCAGTAAGCGGCAGACCGATGCCAGACGCAGCTACTTTAATTCAGGAAGGTGTTGACCGTAGCGGTGTTACTGGTTGGTTGATGGATGTTAATAATAGGTTAGAGAAAATATCTCAAGGTAAGGTGGGCTTATCCGGTATATTAGGTACTAACTCAGAAAGCAAATATTATGGACATGGTAGTGCTGCGGTATTAGGGCCTACTTCGGGGCAGATTGATAACTTAATGGGGATTGCTTCGGACGTTCTTAGCCGCCGTGCAGACCAGAGAACCACACACGCGGTGAGAAAGGCGATACCCCTACAAAATAT